TCTCCTGAACACCCCTGACTGGTTTTAATTCAGTATCTACTTGTGCTTGATACAATTCATTAACTTGATCTGTGGCGTTTCTTAAAGGTGGAATAACTTCACGAACTCTATAGTGCATATAGACAGGATAACTTTCATCTAATGGATATCTAAAAGCACCACCTGATGTTCTGTTTGTTATATTTGAATTTGCATCCTCTGCTTTATTAAAACTCTTTTTCAATAGACCTTCAACTGCGCTTTTTGCCTGTCTAAACTGATCTGGAATACCAATATTGCCTGCCATGTTATTTCCTTGATAAATATAATTTATGTAATCCTATTTATAACGAAACTATGGCATATTCTGGAAAATACTAAGTAAGAAATTTAAAGAAGTACAAGGGCGACCCCGATAAGGTGACTTATAGATCTCACTGGGAAAAAGATTGTTTTCTCTGGTGTGAAAGGAACCCAAAGGTAAAGTACTGGTCTTCTGAAGAAACTGTCGTTCCATATTTCTGGGACGTGGATAAACGTATGCATAGATACTTTGTTGATTTAAAAATTACATTCGAGGCTGGTAATACAATACTAGTAGAAATAAAACCAGAGAAAGAGACAGAACTCCCGAAAAATCCAGGCAAGTCTAAACGATACATTGGTGAAGCAATGACATACGTGAAGAACATGAACAAGTGGGAAGCAGCAAACGACTATGCGAAAGACCGTGGATGGGAATTTCAGATCTGGACTGAGAAGACGTTGAAGTCTATGGGAATACTGAAAGAGTTTAAGAAGACTAAGAAATTAAAACCTTTGAAACCTTTTAGAAAAAAACCTAAAAAATAGTTATAAATAGTGTTATGTCTAATTTATTTGCCAAAGTAGAACAAGAAGCATTTCGTGCAGGGATTACCCCACGAACTCAACAATCTCGTGCTTGGTTTCGTAGTAAACTATCGTCAATGGGTAAAGTCAATAGAAATCAGTTGATGCAAGATGAACAAGTGAAACTAGTCAACAAGTCACAACCATTAATTGGTTCGATGAATATGTTCTTCTATGATCCAAAACACAAGAAAACCTTACCTTACTATGACAGGTTTCCTCTGTCAATCATAGTCGGGCCTGCAGAAGGTGGGTTCTATGGATTGAACCTACACTATCTACCCCCAGTGCTAAGAGCAAAGATGTTAGATGCATTGATGAACATAACTACTAATAAAAAATACGATGATAGTACAAGGTTCGAGTTATCTTATAAAGTATTAACTGCTACTGCTAAACTAAGATTTTTTAAACCATGTTATAAACATTATTTGTTTGCACATGTAAAGAGTAGACTTGCGAGAGTATCCGCACCCGAATGGGAAATCGCAACGTTCTTACCGACTGCAGATTTTGAAGGTAATAGAAGTAAAGTATATTCAGATTCTAGGAGTATGATTTAATGGCAAGTGTTGATACGTTAAAGAGTTTAGCATCCTCTAAATTAGGATTTGCAAGAACAAGTAACTTTCTTGTAGAGTTGCCTACTATCGGTACTAACAATCTATTAAGTAGAATTGCATCACTTGGTGGTAATGAGTTAAACATACTCTGTAGTAATACAACGTTGCCTGGAAAACAAATGATGACTCATGATCGTAGAATCGGATTAGAGTTTCAAAAGATTGTGCATGGATATGCAGTAGATGACGTGTCGATGACGTTCTATGCACTCAACGATTATGGGGTAAAAAAATATATAGACAGGTGGATGTCTACTATGCTTACTGAGGAGTTGCATATAGTAGGATACAAGAAAGATTATCAGAGAGATATCCGTATTCACCAATTAAGAAAACCTATAATAAATAAGAACATTGATGTCGGCCCTGCATCTATAAACGTAGGACTAGGAGGAGGCACAGTATATTCAGTACTTTTGGTTGATGCATTTCCAACAACCGTAAGTGCAATTGAATTGAATAATGAATTGGATGGACTAGTACAAGTGACTGTACAGTTCTCATATACGAGATGGCAAGCGATTAATGATCCACAAGGCTTCATCTCTGTTAGTGGTGGATTTGGATCTATATTATCTTAGGAGTAAATTATGGCATTGCCTAAATTAAATGATATGCCGAAGTATTCGGTAACTATACCATCTTTAAAACAAGAAGTTCGAATCAGACCTTTTGTTGTAAAAGAAGAAAAGATCTTGTTGGTTGCAATGGAGTCACAAGATCCTAAACAGATTGCACATGCAATCATTGATACAATTGAATCGTGTGTTCAGGATGACATTGACACACAAAAGATGACATCATATGATGTTGAATATCTGTTTACACAGATAAGAGGAAAGTCGGTTGGCGAAACTACTAATATTGGAATTAACTGCCCCTCATGTGAACATCAGAATGAAGTGAGTGTAAATTTATCTGAAATAAAAATTCATGGAGAAATACCTGATCACAAAATAAACTTGACAGACAATGTTTTAGTAGAGATGAAATCACCTACTTACTTACAGGTTGCAAACAATGAAAAGATAACAGGCGAAAATCAAAGTTCAATGGATAGAATATTCGCACTAATCGTTTCATCTATAGATGCAGTGCTAACAGATGATGAAAGAATAAGTTTTAAAGACACATCTTATAATGAGTGTATAGAGTTTTTAGAATCTATGACTAGTGATCAGTTTACTAAAATAAGAAATTATGTTGAGAACCAACCTAGTTTAAAACACGACATTCAATTTAAATGTGTAGGTTGTAATGAAGACCAGAAAATGACCTTGGAAGGAATGCAAGATTTTTTTTAATTAGTCTATCTCATACTAATTTGATGGTGCATTACAAAACTAATTTTGATTTAATGCAACACCACAAATATTCATTGAATGAGATAGACATGATGATACCATGGGAAAAAGAAGTCTACGTAAATATGTTAGTTGATTTTATAAAAGAAGAAGAACAAAGAAGACAAATGCAGAGGTAGATAACATATTCTATTTGTTTTTAATAATGGTTCATCTGGGTAATGGTGAAACTATATTAGAAATAGATGAGGGATTTTGGGACTTTGAAACGTGTATTGAGTATGCAAATAAAATAAATGGGGAAGCATATTGCGTTCCAATAGAAGTAGGAAGATAAAATGGCAGAGGCAACGTTAAACGATCTAATAAAGGTTATGAGACAGAGAGACGCTAATGAGAGTTTCTCTGACAATCAGATGTTGACTATGCAAGAGTCAGTGAAAGATGAACTTGGTAAACTTAATAAGATGCTAGGTTCTTTTTTTCTTAGAGAAAAGGCGAATGCTGGCGATAAGTTAGAAGCAGAACGTGAGAAGAGAGAAAAGAAAGATACTGTCCAAAGAGCAAAAGGTAAACAAGCAAAAGACGGAGGAAGTGGTTTTGGTCTCGGAGATGCGTTTGGATTAGGTTCATTAATAAGTTCATTACCTAAAATGATTTTACCTTTGACTGGTGGACTAGCGGCATTAAGTTTGGCATTTGCAGGTTTTAGAGGATGGGAACTAGACGCTATCAAGAAAATTGATATGATGAAAGCGCTTCCACTAACATTAACAAATGGACTTGTAAAATTAAGAAACCTAGCACTAGGTATTTTTGGTTTAACTGCAGAAGGATTAGTTACCAGAAACGCACAAGGTCAATTTGAAAAAGTTCCACCAATTAGTAAACAGATAAAAATGCGTCTTAACGCTTTGCGTATAAATGCACTAAAACTTTTTGGATTAGGTGTAGATGGTAAACCTATTGCACTAAAAGGTAGTGATGGGTTATTTAAAAATAACATTATCGGTAGGGTTACATTTCAAATTAATAGATTATTAAAACCTCTTATGAATATAACAGAGGGGGTTGCAGAGTTTGCGACAGGTTCGGGTAAAAAATTATTTTCTTTTATTAGTGGTAATATCTTAGGTGGTGCAAAAGTTGTAGGTGGTATGATAAAGAAAGTCTTGTGGCCTCTAGGATTTATTTTTGCATTGTTTGATGGTGTTCAAGCATACAGAAACTCAGATGAAGAGGGTTTCATTGCAAAACTAGGTGATGGTATAGGAGGTTTTGTAGGAGATCTTATTGGTGCGCCATTCGATATGTTAAAAGGTGCGGTTAGATGGATATTAAATAAAGCATTTGGTTTAGAAATAGATCCTGAAACTGGTAAAGCAAAAGGTGATGGTATGGCTGCTACCATATCAAATGCTCTCAAAGATTTTTCCTTTGAGACTATAATAGGAACTATTGTAAGCGTTCCATACAAACTCTTACAAGGTATAGTAGATTTTTTTAGTGCAGACTCAACAGAGAAATCAGATATGATAAAAGGTGGAGTAGATCAAATAAAACTATGGGGAAGTAATTTCGCTGATTGGATTTACAGTTTTATGCCAAGTCTGGATGGGTTGAAAGCATATTTTAGAACTGTTCTCAAAGAAAAACTTCCTACAAAATTATATGAGTTTCTTTATGGTGCACCGAGTGCACCAGTTACGCCTGTATCAGATTCAGAACTTAGAGCTCTGATGTCAAAAGTTGATGAGAGAAATGAAGCGACTGCCGCAAAAGCAGAAGTAAAATCTAATATGATGACTGGGTTGTCAGCATTTGATATGGATGGTGATGGACTTTTAAATAACGATGAAAGAAAAAGTATTGACGCTAAAACACTTAACCAAATTGCAGAAGCATCTGGGATGAGGGCTAGCACACTTAACAGTCGAATAAGAAAAGGTGCAAACGCTGGTGGATTTGATTTATCAATGCCACAATCAGATGGTGGTACGCCTGGTTTAAGTGCGGTAGATGCAAGAAACCAGTCTAGTAATAATACATCAAATATTACTAATGTACAGACTAGACTGGCGTCTCAAGATAGAGGACTAAATGATGGTATCTAGTCTTCGTTTGCTAACTTAGCAAAGTATGACATTGTATCATCATCTTCACTGGTGTCAGCAACCTGTTCCTTAGTGATAGGTGGGACAACCTCATATGTTGCAGGTTCGTTCATCTGAACTTCCTCTTTCATAGTAGGTGCACCTACAGATGCTTCCTCACCAAGAACACGCATCAACTTTGATTTGAGTTCATCGTATGACTTGTAGTTCTTTGGATCGGTAAACTCACCGAGGTTATGTAGTTGTGTATAGACTCCTTCCAATTTGGAGTCGTCTCCATCATGTAGTGCAGATGCTGTAGTAAATTCTGACTTATCATAATTACGATATCCTTCTACGTTTCGGATTTTCAATTTGAAGTCTGCGCCTTCCCACATATCAAATGGGTTTACAGGTTTCTCATCTGCGAAAGCTGGTTGCATTGCGTCCATGATTTTCTCAAAGATCTTTTTACCAAACTTGTATAACATTATTTTACCTTCGTTAGAAGGGTTGCCTGGATCTGAAACAATCAGAACGTTTGCAACATAATGCAATCTACGTTTCTGTCTACGTGCAGTTTCTTTGTCTGCCTCGATACCAGAATTCCATAGACGTGAGTTCAACTCACCGACTGGATCTGCTTGACCAATTGATGTTAGTGAGTTTTCGATATACCACTGACCAGTTGGGCCTTTGAACCCATGATCCCAATAACGAACCCAAGGTAGTTCAACACCTTCGGTTGCAGGAAGAAAACGTAGTACTGCATAACCATTACCTGCCTTATCGACAGTTGGTTTCCAGATACGATCATCACCGTAGTTTTTCTTTTCTGCAGGAGCACTCCCACCTGCAGCTTCTGCTGCTTGTACGAGTTTTGAGATTTGGTCGCGGTTGCGTTTTAGATTTTCGAATGACATTATATTGTCCTTATGTTTGCTGAAGTATTAACTGAAATATTATAACACATTTATATTGTATTGTAAAGTGTATTTATACAAAAAGCGAAGAGTCGATTGTATTACCTCTTGGTAACAAATTCAACTCCATCGCTTCTGCTTCTAACTTGTCTTTAATTATTGGTGAGACAAATTTGCGAACATCCTCTGGTTCGATCTTGTGTCTATCACAAACCAGTAGGATGGCTTCCATGTAACCAATAGATTTTTCAATGACTGTCTTTTCTATTAGTTTCGAGAATTTTGATTTAGATAAAAACTGCTCTTCTATTTCTGACATCTAGTCTCCTTGTTTCATCTTTTGTGTTATGACCATACCGTATCGATCAGTACTCCATAACTCTTGGTGCCTAACTCGTGCTTCTTCGTAAGTCAGGCCTGGGTTTTCAAGTACGTAACCATCATCCCCAAAAACTTCTGCAACAACTTTCCACATTATGCGAACTCCTCTTGTCCAGTGTAAACTGTTCCTATATCATTATAGAAAACTCCATGGGTTCTCTTAACCATCCCTTCACTATCGTATGCAGGTGCAACACATCTCCATTTGATTTTGTGTTCTCCCATCTCACCATAGAAATCATCGACATAGAGACCACTTCGTAAGTAGGTGTCTAAGTTTCGAATGTATGCTTGGTGATTTGCAACACGTGCTTCTGCACCTTTCTCTTTCCTTCGTAGTCCTTGACGTGCAGTTGATAGTAACTCTTTCTGAGTCTTGATCCAACCTTGTACTTTTCGAAAGTAAAACGGATCGTCTTCACCTCGTGCGAGTACGGCAGGATCTATGTTTTTATACTTAGGTGGATTTTCTCTCAACCTTTTCTCACGTGCCTTGGCAAGTCTCTCAACTGCCGCAGCCTTTTGTTCTGGTGTCATTTTACGTTTTGCCATAAATGTAATTCCTCTCTAATCACATAACCAAGAAAGTTGTCTGTCAACTTCCTCTTCGAATTTGTACTTTCGTTCTATCCACTTTTTCTGGATATGTTCAAAGGCAGCATAGTACATCTGTGTACCTTCAAGACCATCTAGTTGTTCTAGGTCTTCTACAATTTCAATTACGTCCATTACGAATCTCCTCTCAAGATAAGCTTACCACATTTTAAAACAAATGTCAAGCGGTACATACGTACCCCTTGTTCCATTTACCGACATTGATGTCGTTATACCAAGCAATGTCGAAGTAATCAGTCATGATATCTGACTTGTTATACCAACCAGTATCTTGACCTGACATTGCAGCAATCAACTCTGAAAAGAAGTTTGCAATTTTGGTTTCACCAATTTTGTTCATCCACTCTTCAACCCAGTAGACATTGACTTGCATATTGTCACCTACGTCATGAGCAGGTACGTCTCGCATTTCTGCATATTCGTCATTGTGCTTCTGAAAAGCAGTCATGAAGTCTAACTCACCAGACGCGATATTGACAACTAAACTAGAATGGTGTCGAACTGCGATAGAACCTTTCACACCATACTTTTTAAGAACCTCTTTGATTCCTACTGATAATTCTTTTTTCTTAACTTGAGACATATATGCCATTTGTAAAATCCTCTCTTATTACAAATACAGTATGACATATTTTGATTTGGATGTCAAGCGAAAAATGCACTTTTTTTAATTTTTTTTAAATTAAATT